ATCATCTCTACTGGTGGGTTGAAAGAATCATCTTTCTCTATATATTTTACACCACCATTATCAAGATACTTCTTCTTGTAAACTATCTTCTTCGTACTCTTGTAGTTGAAATACAATAAAGTAGCTGTATCTCTATAGAACATACTGTTCTCATAGAATTGAGCCACGTTGTAATAATCATACCAACTTTGGCTATACTTAGATATCTCTTGTAAATCTTCGTTTGTTAGAGATGGGTCTATCTTTAATAACTCTGTCATTGGAAGAGTCTTAATCTCTCCCCAATAGAAACAATCTCTGAAGTAAGGGTCTTCTGTATAGCTATATACTATATTCGCTGGGTCTACATATGAAACTGTAATTCCAGCTCCCTTCAAGAACTCATGCTTCATTACACCTATACCTAAAACAGATAGGTCATAATCTACACGTTTCCTTAAATCAAGATATTTGTTTTCATCTAAGATGGTATTGATGGCTTCCTCTTCGGCAATCTCTATAGCAGGTTTGTAATTCAACTGCATATAAAGGCTCATCTCTTCATCGTTAGCAGGCAATTCATCTGGGTCCATATAGAATGGATTAACGCCAGACTTATCTTGTATGATTGACAATATGTCTTTAGATACCATTTGCCCCTCAATCATATCTTGGTACTTTGACCTTTTAGATTGAGATAGAGCATCTTGAGAGTATGCCTTAACTTTAAAAAGCCTATCTGACATACCGTTAACAACGATATCTACAAATTTTGGTATAATAGGTACGGGAGTCCAATCTAGATTTAGATAAGATAAATCACCGTCTATCGCTAATTCATTTTTATACTTCTGAACTGGTTGTTCACCTCTAGCATACAATCTTAACTTATGGAACTCTCTCCATTGATTGTAGTATCTGCATAAACTGCCATCTCTTCTAAACCACTCATACTGTATAGCCTGACCAACTTGTAAACCATATTCAAAAGAATCTTTCTCCTGATCGCTAGCAAACTGATCCGGGAAACTAGCTTGAGCTATATTAATTTTTACATCCCTCATTTAATTATTTCGCTTATGTTACCTTTGTTCGAGTACCTAGCAAAGTTAATGCTAATTTTGGACTCTTGTTTCTCTGGAACATATAAGTGCTTTTGATTAGCCATAATCGCAAGTCCAGAGCTGATAGATGCGTCAAATTTAGTCCTGTCATTAATATTAAATTTTGCCCAATCTTCAAGGGTTCTAGTAAAATACATCGTACCCATAACGTCAGAATCTCTATAAGTTGCAGATGCATCTATACCTACGTACTTCTCAATGTAAGACTCAATAGCAGATGCATGAGCTTGCTTCACATCTTCGCTTGAGTTTGGTATACCACCTAACTCACGCTCTGTCTTTGTTAGCTTTGCATATACTTTATCTGGTCTGTTCATTGAGAACCATCTATACCCTCTATTTTTAAAGTAATAAAGTAATCTTGGCTTGTTATTCTCCACCAATATTGGCATACCATAAAACACACAAGCCATTAATACCTCTTCAAAAAATATCTCAGCTGTCTGAGGTCTAGCTATGTACTCCAAAAAGAATTCATTCGTGGGCGCATTGTCCATATGAAACTTAGTCATCCCGTGTAATGATCCATTAGAACCTCTTCCACCAACAACCGCAGATATATCATACGAGTCACATCCAAATGCCCCCATGTGTTCATTCCCTGGATACTTCAACCCATTCTTTGTAATTACCCTATTCTGAAGCCTTGCTTCTGGAATCCAGCTTAATAAAAATCTTCCATTTCTATCTGGAGACCAAACAACTTTAGAATCTTTTATTCCATCTTTCCAATGGAAAGAACCTCTAGTCAAATAGTGTTCTTTTATTAATGAATCATTGTAGTCTATCTGCTGATAGATTTTAGTTAGATTGAATAAAGACTGCTTACTTTCATCTCTAAACGCATGACTCTCTGTTCTAGGGAACTGCCTGTAGAATTCATTTAAAGCATCAGAATCGCTCTTTAAAGAATCAACCTCTGCCTCCCAATAGTCAACAGCCCCATTAAAAATCTTTTGCCCGTCTACACCAATTATTGGATTTTCAGGTTTTCTAAAAACTGGATCGCCATACCTATCGATAAATCCCTCCATATTCCATTCCATGGGGATGAACAAAGAATATAAACCAGATTTGGTTTGACCATTAGCATTTCGATGTAATACATTTGAGTCTTCATATAACTTTTTAAAATTATCACCACCCTTGCTTAAAGCATTAGAGGTAGAACCCATCATACACTTCCCAATAATCTTACTACCAAGTCTTAAACAAGTTTTAGTTACTCGCCAATTGTTTAATATATTATTTGGTTTAATCCACTTACCACTCTCGTCATGAGCTAGGAATAACAACTTCTCACCGTCATAACTGTTATCTTCAGTATTCTTCCAGTCAATAGTCGTGTCCAACCCATCAATGTCATTCTCAAGGTTGTGCATATTCTTCTTTGTTATTTTAGATGCAGGAACTCGATACGCCAACTCTGTCTTTGGCTTGTCCATACCATCCATAACTGGCTTAAAGAAAAAAGGCAATTTGTTATTTATCGGAACAACCTTGTCCGTAAACATCTTCTTGGCATCAGAACCCGTCTTAGATAATATTCCAACCCTTGCGTCTTTTGCAAGAGTTGCTGTATTAACACATTCTGCTGATGACATAAACGAAAATCCAGAACGTCTTATTTTCAAATATATCATACCAAAACATCTTGAATCAGCTCTACAAGCCTCCCAAAAAATAAAGAATATTCTATTAGCTTCACGATAGTCTGGATATCCAATGTCAATACTAGACCACTGTAAATACATCCAATGGCTCCCGGTGATAAAAGTTGGCTCTCCGTTCTTCATGAACCAAAAGCCTTCCTCTCTATAATCAAACTGCTGTTCTATGTAGTCAACCCATCTATTCTTGAATACAGATGGCATCTCGTTCCACTTAAATATAGATGTAATCTTGGATAAGTCTTTTGGCATTTCAGTACGCTCCCAATATTGCTCACCTTTAGTATCACTACGTTTATTTATATTTTTTGGAGCTAATGGTAAAGCTACCTTTAAACCAGATATTTCAATGATATCACCGATTTGACCTGTCTTAGATATAATAACCACATCATACTTCTCATTATATCCATATTGCCAAGTTCTTGAGACATTTTTATTTGTCTTAACTGACTTAGGTATATAATCTTCAAGTTTGATGTATAGCATATTATTTAGACCTTCTTTCTGCGAATCCTTGTTTACTTTGTGCTATTGGGCTATCTGATTTGCTTGACTCTTCTAGAGCCTCGCTTTCTGTATCTATTCTATTGAGTATTTCGAAAGCATCAAATATAGCTAATTTCTTAGTTGCGGCTGCGTTCTTTAATCGGTCAGCAGCCAATTCATCATCAGGATCTGGCTTTATTATATCCTCTTTTGCAACTTTTATCAATTGCTCTACTGCTTGCCTTCCTGCCTCAATAATCCTCTTCTTTATATCGTTAGAGTTTCTCATGATCAAAATTTAAAAATACAACTTGAATCAACCTAGCGTCTTTCCCCTCTCCAAAATTCTCATACAGATTTCTAGAATGAGGAAACCTAGAATCAAAACAAAATATCCTATTATACTTAGATTTTACAATCATAGATGGATTACCATCATCATCATATATAGTAGTTCCATCATCTTCTGGAGAATTTTTATTTAGATAAAGTATGCATGTGAAATCACCCATCTCCTCATCTGTATGCACAAAATTAGGCTCTTCTTGCATGTATGGAGACCTCCTTATTATATTTAAAGAGACATAGCATTGAGGAAATAAATTAGATAAGAATTGACAAAATAAATCATTGTTAGATCGTATCTGTATATTCTTAAATGTTTTATCTCCATCATCAAATTCATAAAACTCTTCTTGATATATTTTATCTACATATCTATCTATATTAGGCAATATGTTATCCATTAATATCAATGACATAGCTTAATAGTTATATTGTGGTCAAACATACGATAAAGCTTCTCTCCATCGACATCAAATTCATATTCTGATTCCGGCTCAAAACAAACTTCATCACCATTATTTATACCCTTACTCATAAGATACTCATTAGCATATTTCATTATACCCATCAAAGGCTCCTCCTTAAATGGCTTCATGATATATGAATCTTTTGCATCAATAGGCTTCACAAAACAATACCTATCATGAGGAATCCATTCTGCCCCATTATGGAACATATAGAACTGATCAGGCTCTATAAAAAATAAATCTTCTTTAAAAAAACTTTTACCGCTCTTCCTACGACCTTTCATGTCGTTGTAGAACTTGAATACATTATGGTGAACTAAAAGCGTATCACCAACTTTTATATTGCCTTTATAATCTAAGGGAAGTTCGACTACTTCAGCATATCTATTTGAGAACTTGTGGTCTTCTTCAGACGTATTTATTATTAACTCAATTCCACCTATCTCTTTAGTATTGCTGTACCGACTCCCCTTCATAGGTTTTGCTATGAAGTAATATGGAGATTTCATTAAAAATTTATATTATATTCGATTGTAATTGGTACTGTAGATGTAAACTCTTTCCAAAGCACAACCTCTTCTTTGTCATTTATAATATATATCTTGACAGATTGCCTTTGGTCATCGTATTTGATAAGATGTATCTTATTGGTTTCACCCAAAACGCTCTGCCCTAATATATAGTGCATTGAACCACTCTTGTAGTCTAAACCAATTGATACTTTTCTTATATGCATATTAACCACCTATTTTCCACAAGCCGATTTCAGCAGAAGGCACATCTGACCACCCACCTAAACTCTCATGGATATATAAACCACCAGCATCAGCTCCAGAGCTATCACGCATAATCTCAAACGTAAGAGTAGTTCCTGCGGTCTCTATGTTTATAGGAATAGTTATTTCATATGGCAACATAACGCCTGTAGAGCCTAAATCAAAACCTTTTACAGATCCTGCTTGAATCCCATTAATTAAAGAACGGAACAACAAAACAGACACACCCCCTGAAGAGCCTTGACGCTCAACAGTACCATAAGCATTTAATAGGTACAATCCCGGTTGATTAAATGTAACTGTACCAGCCGCATCAATCATTACTGGGTCTGAAGATGTATATTGAGCCGCACCAAATGAAACCTGTAAAGCAGAATCCAATCCAGATGGTACCTGATTGACTGTAGAGGCCCCACTTAAAACTTGAGTCACTCCAAAAGTTTCAAACATAAGCGACTTAATATCGCTAAGTAAATAGTTTTTGGTAGCGTTATCAGAAGATGCTTCAGTCCCTATGACTTTATCTGCTAATGATGGATTACCATCGGTTTCGTATGTGCTAATCTTTGCCATTTTCTTTTTTTGTTACTTCTCCAGTTTGCATGTTTATAACAGCATCCTTGCCATATTTGTCTATCAACAATCTCTCGTGATTTGCAAAATCAGAACGTAATTGCTCCATAGACCTTAGCAAAGATTCTTTTTGGATTTCTGCATCAGCAATTGCCATCTTCATTTTTGAATAATCTGAATTCATTTGCTGAATAAGCTCCAACTCTTCGTTTGTTAATTTAGTATGTGTTTCCATTTGATTAGATTTATATATACAAATATATGATTTATAATTTTATTTTGATTGACTACAATATTTTACGTGTCTGCGCTACAGTTCTAACTTGCTGTTTACCATCTTCTAATATAATTTCTGGTTTTATCGTTAGTATTCTGCCTCCTAATTTTTTAGGAGAAGCCCCTCTTTCTACATGCCATCCTCCTTTGCCCTCATTATACTCTTCTTTATATGTAGATGTCCTTACCATTGTAATGTCTTTTAAATTAACTTTATTCTGAGAATTCAACCTTTCTACAGTATAAGTTATTTCCATATCTTCATGAACGTGACCCATCCATATCATGTCGGCATTCTCTACCATAGTTGACATTCTATTGAAGTTTATACTGCCTCGTGTCACTGGACCACCGCCTCCTGATCCATGAAAATATTTTATACGATATACAGATTTAGTAGTGCTTTTAGGCCTATTAAACCTATAAACTACCCATCCCCCATAACCTCCTAACTGAATGTTGATATTTTCATTTTGGTTCAATCCATTCACAATGAATTTCAATACGTCTATTTCTAAATGTTTTATTATAGCCGTTTCGTGATTACCATAACCAATCAAATCAATCAAGTGTGCGTAAGGTTTAAAAAAATCTATAGCTCCTTCGCATATAGAGTTCCAGTGATCGTCACGAGCAAATTCTTTTCGTAATGTTTCTTTTGTCCCCCTACGGTCGTTTTTACCCGTCATACCACATATCGTATCCCCATTGATTAGAATACGCATGTTGCTTTTTAGAGCCATATCTAAATGGTCTTTTAATAATTTACGATTGCATTTGGGATTATCCCAGTGTATATCCGATAATAGTAATACTTCTATCGCATTAAACGGATGATCAAAAATATGGATGTTAGTAGACATAGGAGGTAGACCCAAATAGGGATTTTATATTTTATAATTACTTTAGGTGGCAGTTGCTTAGTAATTGTCAAATAAGTCGTATCGGGTTTCTGCCTAATTATAGTTTTGATTATATCGTGTTCTCTTATTATCCTGACTTGAACACTGCCAGTATCAATTGTAATTGTATCAATTACGTTAGTTGTATCAACTCTGTAATATTTTAATGTGTCATGGACAACAAATGTATCCAACACAATAACACTTGCACAATAAGCTGTATCTTTTTTGCAAGCTTGTTTATGATGCCATTCTGCCGAACAGCTAGAGAAAAGAAATATTAACGCCCCTGCCCACGATAACGCTTGGAAGGAGGATTGTTTTTTGAATGAACTCCCGGACGTTTGCGTTTCTTTTTTGGTCTCCATGTTTTAACCGTTGCTTGCTTTGCCATTGGTATATTTATCAATTACAGTGTAGCCCAATGAAAAAATAGTAATGAACTCAACAGCCTCAACAAGCTGTGGAGTATTGTAGTATAGTAATGATCCAAACAGTACTATAGCTCCTGTGATACCAACGAAACGCTTACTGCTAAATTCGCCTTTGTCTCCTTTAAATATTTCTTGAATTTTCATTTTTTACCTCTATTACGTGCTCTATTTTTAGATTGACACTCTTTTACTAATTTACCCTTCTTTGTATGGCTCATATCTTTACCATCTTTATTACCGTAAGTTCCAGCTTCACGATTAGCCTTGTTTAGAGCCGCTCTATACTTTTTTCTAGCCGGGCTGGACTGATACTTCTTATCGTACGAGTAATCCCTTCCAGTAGCCTTATTTGAGCCCTTACGAGTATTCTTAGCCTTGATGGTATTCTTAGCCATTACTTTCCAAAGTATTTAATCAACAAAGAATCGTTCTTATCGTGTAGTTCTTTCAAGATAATCATCGCACTATCTTGTAGCATTTCGCTCTCTACTAATTGCTCTTCTGCTTGCTCTTCAATAGTTGGAGTTTCAGCACTTAATCCCATAATAAGGATAAGTATGATTGAGATGGTTGTAATTAATAAAGTTTTCATATTTTCCCTAATGCTTTATAGATTTTAATTTCGGTAATCAACGCAGAACACAAGCTATCTTGGCTCTTTAGCATTGCACTCATCTTTGCAAGCTCACGCTCACACCTCTCTAATCTTTGCTCACATCGTAAAGTAGCAGCCTTAGACTGAGATTCAGATCTTGCATAAAGTGCAACAACCACAAACAATAACAAGAATGCTATTGCCTTCATAGGGTCTTTGCTAAATTGTTCAAAGCTAATTGGTAGTTTCATCACTTATCTTTTAGTTCTTTTCTTTCTGCAATTTTCTCTTGGAATTTCTTACGCTTTAACTCTATAGGAGTCAATTCAGTTTTCTCTTCAGTAACAGGCGTAGATTCTTCAACCTGCTCTTCTGGAGCAACCTCTGTATTAA